AATATAAAATTTTGTTTTGCCATTATGCCATTGCTGTTAAATTAGCATCATTAACAGCTTCTAATAAAGCCTTGCTAACCATTTCTTTAATCTTTGCAGTTCCTTCTGTTAAGTTAGTAGTTTGTACGTTTAAACTTTCAACTAATTTAGTGATATTTATTGTTAAACTTTGTGGTCTTTGTCCTGTTACTTCTGTTCCTGTTCCTAATGATTTAGATGTACTTGTGCCGTTTTTATCTAAACCTCCATTTTCAGCTCCAACTCCTTTATTTTCTTTCATTCCAAATAGTCCCATAGATTCTAAATTTTGCTTTCTAATTTCTTGCAAAATTCCTACACGTCTATTTTTTTCTACATAAGACATACTAGCATCTGCAAAAATATTTCTTATGATATTAGATATTTTTTCATTATTAGTTGCAGCAGATAATTTATCTTTAGAAGTATCTCCTAAATTAGACTTCATAGCATCCGCATATTGCCTCATATCTTCATATCCACCACTCATAGCCTTACCGCCAAACATCATATTAAATTTATCTCCAGCTCTACCTATATATTTTTGATAAAAACTATATTGCGAACTTTCAGTACCTTTAAATGCTTTGTCTAATAAATTCATAGCATCAATACCTCTATTAACGCTATCTAACATATTATTTAACCATGATGTTGTACTAGCTATAATACCAGTTTGTGATTGACCTATTTTTACTTTTAATTGCTCCCAACTATCTCCTAAGTTAGATAATTGACCGCCAACTGTTTTGGATTGGTCTGCCATTAAATTAAAGAATTGTCCACCTTCTTTAGTCATATCTCTAAATGCACCTTGCACATCTTTAAAACCTATTTTACCAGCAGAAACCATATTATTAATTTCTGTAGTAGTTGTTTTTAATCTTTTTGCTAATGTTTCATAAATTGGAATACCACGACCAGCGAACTGTCTTAAATCCATTAATGTTACACGTCCACTTGTTTTTAATGTACCGTATAAATAAGCTATATCTCCTAATGGCGCACCAATACCACTACTTACATCTCCTAATGTACGCATAGTATCAACTAATTCACCTGCTTTAAATCCATAAGCTAACAATTGTTTACTAGCATCTTGCACTTCTGTTAATTGAAATGGCGTTGTTTTAGCTAATTGTATTAATTGTCTTTCTAATGCTTTAGCTGCGCCTTCGTTTCCATATAACATAGTTTTTATACTTGCATGAAATTTTTGAGCATTATCTAAAGCATCAAAAACAGATTTAGCAAAAGAAACAACTCCAGCAGTTGCAAAAGCCCCAGCAACAGCTCCTTTTATTCCACCTAGTGTATTTTTCAAACCACTCATTTTACTATCTAATCCTTTTACTTGATTAGCTGCACCCTGCATAGTTTTACTAAATAAATCCTTTAGTCTAAGTGTATATTCTAGGTTGTTACTCGCCATCTTTTTTGTCTATTCTCGTTCCGTTATATTTCAAACAATAATCCATTTCTGCAACTCTTTTAGCCCATTGGCTATCTGTTAAACTTTCTGGATTTTCTCTATAAAAAAAGCGGATAAGAGCATTGTTTCTAGCTATCTCATCCGCTTCTATTTCTTTCTTATAAAATTCTAATTTTTTTTTAAAACTGCTTGTTGGACTTTTAATAATTCCACTACTCCTAATCCTGCGCTTTCAATAGCATCATCATTTTCAGTAACTAATTTTAATTCATCTCCACCGATATATAAAGCGTTTAAACAAGCTACAACAGCTCTGTCAAACTTATCTTGAGATACTAATTTACCTACTAAAGAACGTGTGCTTTTGTCTGGTTTTTTAAGAAAAATAGTTGCTGTTTTATCTTCATCATCTGTGTCTAAATAAACAACCATTTCTCTTACTTTACCATGTATTTGTTTTAATTTTTCTAATTCTAAATTTAATTCAATTTCTGTTTTCATAACTTTTTTTTAAGGTTATGCAAATATACAAAAAAATAAATTATAAATATTGAATATGTGAAATAATTAATTCTAATTCTACTTGGATTGAAGTATCTCCGCTTGAAGATGCTCTTTTGTTATTCATAAAACGTACATTTTTTAAAACGTGTTTACGAGTTGTTAAAGCTGCATCTACATACATAACTACAATGTCAAATTCAGGAATATCTTGTATGCGACCTTGAGGTGCTACACTTTGGATATTCTCTAATTCTTCCATTAAAATAGTCATCTTAGCAGTAGGTTCAATTTTACCATATCCACGAGATACTGGAAAACGTCCAGCCCCGTAAATATTTTCCATGCCTTGTTTTTCTTCATACTCTATATTAGTGATACCTATAATTGGTTGACTTAAAACGTTTACAATTATATCTGCCCACTCGTATGATTTGCCGTTAATTAACGGCGGTATTGGATATGCCATGTCTTAATATTTTTTAAATTGTTAATGCAAAACCAATGTTTACAGTAATTGTATCTGCTACACCTACTGGTACTAATTTTACAGCTATTGTTAATTCATTATCAGTTAATACATCTTGTGCAGGGTCTATTACAACGCTAAAAGCAGATAATTCAAAATCTCTTTGCATCACTTCTAAACTTCTATCACAAATAGAATTAAAGAATCCTATTGTATCTTCGGCTAAAGTACCATTTGCATTTACTACTAATGGACTAGCTAAACTAGGTAGTAATGCAGCTCTTAAACTTCTAATTGCTTTGTCAATTACTCTGTTGTTATAAACATAAGTATAATCAGAGGTTAAAGCGATACAAGTGTTTGGTTTTGTAAAATAAGAACCTGTTAATCCTACATATTTTTTAACGTAGTTATAACCAAAAATTTCTAAGTTTACAATACTTCCATCTGATAGAGTTGTATATAAAGTTCCATTAGCAAATGCTAAAACATCGTATTCAGCAGCAGCCACGTTAAATTTAGCTACCCAAGCAATGCTTTCGTTTACTTTTGCTAAGGAGATGGCACCTAATTCTGTGCCCATACTACCAATACTTTTACCTGTTGCTTTAAATAATTTAAAACCTAAATTATCCCCATCTTGACCAATTGCAACACTTACATTTTTATTACTTAATAATTTTAAGTTCGCTAAAGTTGTTAAGTCAGCTGTTCCACTAATTTCAGCTTGATAAACAACAGATGAAATAGTTTTATGATTAGTTTCTAAATCATTTAAAATAGCCTGTAAAGTAGTTGTTTGAGATGTTGCAAATGCAGTAGTTTTTTGATAAATACCTAGTTGTTTAATTTCACCTTGTGCAAAGTTTTGCATCAAAGTTACACTTGCAAACGTTGTCGCATCAGCAGTAGCGTAAACACCTACATACAATTTTCCTTTAGGTTGTATTCTGAAAAATTCAGATATATGATAGTGCATGATATCTAATTCAGAAGCTACACCTGCAACTACATTTTGTGTTAATGTACTAGCATAAGCACCTACTACTGTTTTTACATAAGGAGTTCCACTATTTAAAAATACACCTTGATTTTTTGGAGCTGTAATAGTTACTGTTGCTGTATTTGCAACTGCACTAAATCCATGTGTAGGAGTTCCTAAATTAATTTCTGCTGCAATTCTAGTAGCACTTGTTGAAGTTGAAACCGCATCTGCTGTAACTGCTGTGAAAGAGCATAAAGTAACCGTTCCCGCTGCTGATTTAGATGCAGTTGGATTTGCGCTATCAATAATGGCACAAGTTAATTTATAAGTATCACCTACTGTAAATTTAGTTGTACATAAATCGGTTGCTGTACTAGCAGTTGCATCGCTTGAAGTATTTGTAATTCCTAAGTTTACAGCATCTTCTACAGAATAAATTACTTTAATTCTATCGGATGCTCCAAATCCACTTGGCAAAGTAGCTGAGTAGAATAAAGCACCAGATACATAATCCGTTCCTGCTAATGGTCTACCTAAACCGCCTTTGCCTTTGTTAAATATAACGTCATTTGCCATTTATAATATTTTTAAGTGTTATTTTTTCTTTTTAGGTTCTTCAACTTTTGAAGATTCATTTTTAACAACAAATAATTCTAAGTTGTTGTTTTTTGCGTATTCTTCTAAGTTTGAAATTTCGTTTTCATTCTCTAAGAAAAACACCGCTTTTTTACTAGTTACTACAATAATTTTGTGATTATCAAAATCATGTTTAACCAATTCTTTTGCTTGTATTAAATCCATTTTAAGGGGGTTTATATAAAGGTGTGGCTTTTTAGTTCCACACCCTTAAAGTTTATATTAGTTTGCTTGTACGATCGCTACGATACCTACTTGAGAAGTACGCATTTTAGAAGCTCCAAAGTTTTGTAAAGCTGATAAAATAGAACCGTAGTAAGCAGGATCATTTTCGTTTACAAACACATCCGCACTTCCTTTTGCTTTTGCAACAAATGAAGGGTGGTAAGCTAAACAAGCTAGGTTATCAGTTGCTGCTGGTGAACTAGGTGCGCCAGTACCATCTGCAATAGTTTTTAATACTGGAGTAGCTGTATTATCATAAACAACTACTGTTGAACGAATCATAATATCAAAACCATGAATACGATTAACAACGCCATCAGGTAATGCTGATTTACCATAAGAATCCATTCTGTAAACATCTTGGATAGCTAATAACTGACCGTTATACATAGAAGACGGCATTAATAAAACACGTCCTTCTTGAGGAACATTTGCCTCATCTAATATAGATTTTGCTTTTAAAATATCAGCTAAAGTAATTGCTAAACGTGTAAGTGTAGCAGATGGAGCTAATGCAGAAGATACAGCAGAACCAGTTGTTTTAACAAAAGTCCCTGCACCTGCTGGAGCCCATTTGTATAAACAATGATTAGTAATAACTTCCTCTAAAGTGTTTAATTGGTGTCTTAAAACACTCATACGCTTATCATAAGATATATAAGATAATTCTTGTCCTCTTTCAATATGAATAGGCTGAACATAGTAAGTGTCCATTGAATAAGTTAATTCACTATCAGTTCTTTTAGCAATAGTTGCTGGAAACGAACCTAAGTTTTTAGAAATAGTTGGATTTGCTCCAGCTTGTGGAACGTGAACTGTTTTATAGTTTACGAATCCATCGTGATTTACTGCACGATTAATAATTGCGTTGTTTTTGAAAAGGTTCTCTTCAATATCTGATAACCATTGTTCTCTGTCTAATGCCATGATTTTTAGTTTTTAAGTTTATTGTTTTTTGTTTTTATTTTTTATAGAATTGATTATACATTTCATTATACACCTCTGGAGTTTCATTTTTGATTTTTACTAATCCGTTTGGATCTTTTTTCTCCCAATCACGAATTGTCCAGTCTTTACGCTCTTCGTTTTTAGATACATTTTTAACGTCAAATACTTTAACAGCATCTTTTACGTTATTAATTTTACTAATCATGTTAGCTACAAATTCAAAGTTGTTAACTGCCATTTCAATTGTAGAATCTTTTTCAGCTTCTAAAATCTTTTTTTCTTTGATAGCGTTTTCAACTAATTCAATAGCTTTGTTTTTTAATTCTTCAGCAGCTTTTTCTTTTTCAGCTACTTCTTTTTCTTCGATCACTTTTAAACGTTCTTTTAACGCTTCGTTTTCAGCTACTACTTCAGTTAAAACTATATCCTTTTTTTCGATTTCAGCAACAATAGCCGCTTCGTCCGCTTCATTGGATAGTTTCAATACATTTTGTATTTTTTCCATGTTTGGTTTATTTATGATTTTATTATAAATTATAGCCATATTACTAAGGCTTTCTGATTTACTAACTTTGTATTTTTTTACACTTGCAACTACTTCATCTACTAAACCCATGTTTAACGCTTCATTAGCACCTAACCATGTTTCCTTGTCCATCATTACAGATATTTCTTCAGCAGTTAATTTAGTACGTTGTTCAAAAATTGTTACCAAAGTATCTTTAACTAAATTTAAAACAGCAGTATCATTACCACCACTAGGGTTGTGCAACATTAAAGTTCCGTAATCAGCCATGTAACACTTTTTACCAGCCATAGCAATAACACCGCTAATACTAGCAGCTAAACCATCTATATAGGTATTGCAAGGTACTTTAGAATTAAGGATAGCTGATACTATTGAGTACCCATCTAATACAGAACCACCAATAGAGTTAATGCGGACATTAATTTTAGTACATTTGTCCTGTAAATACTGCATTTCATAAGCAAAAGCACTTCCTGAAATACCACTTACATATTTACCACTAGCATCAACGGAATCCCCTATTTGACTATAAAGTAAAATAGTTCCTTCTCCTTCACTAATATTTTTAATGTACTTAAAGTTCATAATACAAAATTAATTAGTATATTTGCCTTAAAACTGCTATTGTTACTATAATTATGGGTAGAAAAAACAATGAAGATGATGTACGTGTAAAAATGCTATCTTATGGAGTTCGATTAACTTGTTATGTTAGTGGAGCTAAAAAGAATAGATTTTTATTAGATCAAATCAAAAGAGATTTAGGCGAAGGAGAATTGATAAAAAATATTTTAGATATTCATTACGCTATTGTTGACGAAATACCCGAATTTAAAGAAAAAGAACATACCGAATTAAAAAAATACCTAATAGATAAAATTAAATTAAAATAAATCACCA